AATGTTGTTCCACATTTTGTCTTCGGTGACCAACTTGGAAAAACCAACTCTATCAAGCTTCTTTGTTGGCGCATCCAAGATTTCATTTATACGGAGTTGTGAGAAGCTTTGAATCTCAGTCTCCTTCAGTTGCATCAACGTATGATTACGTTCAACGATATCCTTGTTTTCAAGGATTGTACGATAGAGCTTATATTTGCTCTGATTGTTTTCACAATATGTGTAGATTTCTTGCAAATCCACAGTTCTACTTTCAGCAAAGAACGGAAAACACTTGATGATCGTCTTCAAACCAGCTCCGGGTATTCCATCAATGTTGTCAGAAACATCACCTTCCATAACTCTGTACCAGATATAATTCTGGCAACTAACTCCATACTCATTCAAAATTTCAGCACAACCATACAATTTCTTTTTGGTCGGACTCCAAACTTTGATTTTATCACTTGCCAATTGTAGAAAATCTTTGTCTGCACTCATGATATGCACATTGTTATTCTTATAATACTGTTGTGCAATATATGCAATGGTGTCATCTGCTTCAATATGATCAATAGCCATAGTTGAAATGGGCAGACAGTCCAAATAATGAACAGATCTTAATAGTTGAGCCTTCATGTTCTTCTCTTCCAAATCAGAAGTGGACATTTCTGAATATGCTCTATTAAGACGGATCTTTGTATGACGTTTGTCTTTGTATGGCGGATAAATCTTACGACGTTTCATACTTCCACCATTACCGTCAAAAATAATAACACAACGTGTAGGATTCAGCAACTTAATTGCATATCCGACACTTTTGAGAAAACCGGCGATGCCGCCCGTGTGAAGTCCATCTTCATTCATGGACGGCATCACCGAATATGCGCGAATAAATGTATTGAGCGCATCAACCAAGAGAATATCCGAATTTTCAGTTCGGTTAGAAAGTGTGTTCTTTTCTTCGTGTGAAACGTTCTCAAAAAGTGAGAACAACCTTTTTTTTTCGTCTTGATTAAAACTCATATATTATTCGTCTCCACCAACTTCTTCTGCGTCTTCAGAAGAGTCTACCTCGACATCTTCTCGGATTTCACTATCAGGTGACTTATACTTCATAATCGTCATCTCGGCAATCTTCTGATACAACTCCTCACGAAGTTCAGCATCATTCTTCATGTCCTTGGCAAACGACTTGACATCAATCTTTACAACTTCACCATTATTCTTGGTGTAATTGTAAGGTGACTTTGCACCTGTGATGATTGAGTGCTTCTTGAGCACTTCAATCCAGTTACCATAATTATCAATGCCACTATCATAAAAAATACTAAAGTCAGCATATTTCATGGGTGGTCCCATACGATTCTTGACAACTACCGCACGGGTCTTAACACCAATATGAACTGGCTCACCATTCTGTGTAACCTTCAATGCTCCCATACCCTTCAAACGAAGGCGTAGACTAGCATGATATTGAATGGCTTTACCACCACTGGTGATATACTTGTCTCCAAACATTGCTGCCTGAAGATTGACACGTAGTTGATTGGTAAACACCAACGCAATACGTTGCTTACCGATCATATCGTTGATCTTTCTCATTGCCTTGGAAATGATAATAGCTTTTCCAGTCGCATAACCATCCTTACCATGATCAGATTCCAATTCTGCCTTTGTCGAAGCACCAGCAACGCTATCAACAACGATTGTAACTAACTTATCTCGGTTTGATTTACGAGCCTGTGCAATCAGCAATTCGATCTTTTCAAAAATGTCTTCAACAGTGTGCGCTGTGACATACAACATTTTAGGAACGTCAACACCAATTGCAGTGAGGAAATCATGAGAAACGGACTGTTCAGTATCCATAAATACAGCAAGTCCACCTTTCTTTTGAGTTTCAGCAAGCAAATGAGCAGCCAACAAACTTTTACCAGACGCTTCAAGTCCAGTAACTTCGGTAATACGTCCAACCGGAATACCTGCATGTGGACGATTTGAAATTGCGAGATCCAAGATATCACAACCTGTACTAACCCAATCCGTAATTGTGGACGGATCTTCTTTTTGATCCAAGAAAAACGCACACTTACCTGCATCTTTATTGGCTTTGTTTAACGCATCAGCGATAGATTCAACTAGTTCATCTCTTTGTGATGTACTTTCATGAGTAACATGTGTTGATCCTTTTTTCTTTTTTGGTGTTTCTTCAGCCATAACTTATATTGAAATGAAAAAGGAGAGACGGCATTTTTACTACCGTCTCTCCTAGTATTATTGATTAACTGTTGAACAGATTATCAAACGCCTTGGTGAGGTCGTCAGTATTAGACTTAGCAGTAGTTGCCGTAGGAGACTTACTAGAAGTCTTCGTAGTAGCAAACGGAGCAGAGTCAGCAGCCGCAACAACAGGTTGGGTAGATTCCTCATCAACCACAGCGTTAGAAACGGTCTCAGCAGGACCATTCTCTGGATTAAGCCAGGCGGTCATAACCTCCTTGAGTTCCTCGTACTTGGGTTCGGGGAACAAATCAAGAATATCAACTTGATTCTTGATTGAGTCGATCATACGAGCATCCTTCGGATCAACCGCCGGAGTGCTGTTTGGCTTCACACGGATTGAAGTCTCTGGGAAGTTCTTACCACTTTCGTCAGCGGTACGAAACTCCACAACGATATCACGTCCGGAAGAAAGGTCGGTAATATCACCGTAATCAGGGTCAGCCATGACCGATAGAATCTCCTGATAAACCTGTTTTCCGAATCCCCAAAACTTGACACCTTCATGCTCTTCACCACGAACGATGACAGGAGCAAAAGTACGCATCTTGGGTTCCATCTTACGGCCAGTCTGCCAGTCCTCCTTGGAACCAGTCTTCTTGAGTCGATTGCTGAACTCAACGATTGGATCTGGACGATTGAAACTATCCGGAGAAAGATAAGTCTTGTTATTGATACCGTAATGGAACTTGAGTTCAATAAACGGAGTATCAGGTTGATACTTATACGGAACAATACGGATCGTCTGCTTACCCGGCTTGGGTTTCCAAATGAGGTTGGACTTTTGGTTTGTGTTTGAAAGGGAGTTCAAACGGCTCTTAATCTTCGACAAGTCAATTGCCATAATTGTTAATTTATTAATTGTTAAGTAGTAATTAGCTAATCTATTTAGTCTCACTCGAAACTAAACAATCATAACTAATTCTGGTATAACTATAGATCAAATCCCGAAAAAATCAACTTATAATATCGAAAATTTTCAGGGGAATAATTTTAACAGAAACCTCGTTAGTTATAATTAAAGAGTTCTTATAAAACTCCCAATTCAACTGGAAAGTTTTATCAAAAACGCCATTGTTTTCTTCAGTGATTAACTTGTTCATGGCGTTGAGTGTATACAAAGTATTGGTTTGTTTCTTACGATGTATACTAATGGTATTAGGCAGCTTTTTAGAGGCTGCCTCGGTGTAAACGATATTATAAGTGAGATACAACTCATTGTTGTTTTTTTCATTATTAAACACAAAAATTTTGTTGTTTGATAATGTGTAGAATGACTTTACGTGTGCCACCAAAATTTGATACTCTGATGGCAATGTAAACGTACAGAGAAGTTGAGTGTCTTTCATCTTGCGGACAATATTGTTGTTTTGTGGCTATCTACATTGTACCACTCGTAACCTACCAAAACGCCATCAGAGTTATACCAACGGCTTTTGTTTCTAATCCAATTGTTTTGTTTTGCTTCTTCCAAAGAAAACTCAGTGGTTAGGATTTTTTCGACTTCTTTGGCGTCTTTTTCTTTTTGTTCGCCACTTCGGGTTTCAAGATCGGTTGTATCAACTCCTGACTGACCTTGGGTTGTTCCAACACTGGCTGGTCCTTGGTCTTGTTGAATAGGTTGAGGTTGATTATCTTGTTGAACACCTGGCTCAATTTGAATAGGTTTTTCATTTGGTGATGTTGGTTCTTGTACTGGTTGTGCAGGCGTAGCAAAATCCAAATTGGTCTGACCCTTGGTTGGATCTTCTTCAAAATGAGTTCCACGACGTATTGCACGTTGTTTATATTCCGCATTTGGGAACGTAACCAAAATACCCTTAGCATTGTATGCTTGTCGTTCTGGGTATTTACCCTCAATAACCTTATTTGCTAATTCAACCACTTCACTTTTTGGAATTCCCATTTCTACAAGTTTTTCTCGTAGAACATCCATGTGATCGTTGTTGAATATATCAAATATACCATCCTCAACTCTGTTATCTAAACAGAGTTCAGAAAGCAAAAAGTCTGAAATGTTTTTGTAAGTCTTTTTCATTTTTAACTTGCAAGGTTAATTGCCTTTGGAGCAATCTTGGCTGCTGGAATGATTACAATTCTGGCTCTCATAAACATATATCCATCACCATTGTAATCAGTAGTAAACTGTTCGTTTGTTCCGGATCTAAAGTACATCACCGGCTTGTACTTTTGAAATGGATCTTGTGCATTCTTTGGCAAAGGCAGATTTGGATTGAACAATACGTGTCCGTTTTCATCTGTTCTAATCAACAATTGTACATTCTTCTTTGACTTAGTAGGAATTCTGGACATTATCAAGGGAGTTCTTGATTGCATCAAAATGCTACAATTTTGACGACTAAATGGTTTTCTTTTATCCAAAGTGAAATCTGTGCCATAAATAGCTTTTCCTGCAATTTCTTTTGTCTTTGGCGATCCATCCAAGAAATCCAAGTAAGCATCAAAGTTATTCATCATGTACAGATACTTACGTTTAGTGTTAGGAGATGTAACAAATCGATAAAATCCCTTCTTAAATGCACCAATCAATAAATTGTACATTTCACCTTGGCCCCTTAATGCTTCAATGGCAGGAACTCCGTTGAAATTAACAAGGTTTCCTTTTTCATCAAATGTAGTAGTCTTAGGATTTACTTCAATACGGTTTGGATAGTTCTTAACAATACCAGACACCATCTTGGATTTTACACTCAACCACACTTTGTCGGTCTTATAGATGTCATCCAACCCAACAAATCCACCATATTGTGGAAAATCAACATTAGCCAATTCACTAGCACTCATTCCTTCCTTAAAATCACCGCCCTTGAAGGAAATCCAAAATACTTCACGTCCACGTTCCAACATAGCAATGTCTGCTTTTTCTCCAGTACCCAATTGTAGATGTACGGCGGAATCAACCTTTACGCCAGTGTTAACGTGTTCGCCCTTATCCCAAACGTGAAGATCAAATACAACTTTCTCTGGATTGTTTTCTTTGAACCACTCGTTGAGTTGATCAGCCTTAATCTTCTCTTGTTCAATACCACTTGCCTTAACCGTCTTCGACTTCAATAAATCACCAAGTGAACGATACAATTGTAAATACAACAACGCAGATCTCCAACCGGGAGTTCCAATTTTCAATCCCTGTGGTACGTTGATCATTGAGACCAACTTGGGTCCAAACTTGAGTCTCAACTTTGTGTTTGAATTTGTAAAACTTAGATCAACGTTTTCAGGAATACCATACTCTTTACGTTTTTCTGGATTTGCCACCAATTCAACCATTTCGTCGTATGTCAAACCATTGGGTACGTGAACGTCGCCAGGAAAACGTTCTGCTGGCTTGTTATACGCCAAACTCAGATCAACTTGTTTTAAGTCATTGTCGTTAAAATCGCCAGCACGTCTCAAAGGTCCAACCATGGTGTTGAACGATTTGATTTCATCATCTGTTAAATACTTGGAAGAACCAATTTTTGCGTCGGCTTCAACAATTTGTTGAACAGTTGTTGGTGAAAAATACTCACTATATCCACAGTTTTCAATAGCGGTTAATAACTTGTCAGTATCAACTTTGGAGATTCCACCATCCTCTACTAAGAGAGAATATTCAAGAAGGATATCATTTATGATCTTGGCTTTATTCATATCGACACAATAACTAATAAATATTGTGTCTATATTCCAAAAACAGTCTTTTTAAGAACTTACCGATTTCATCTCATGATAATTGGTTCCAAAATAACACTTCGTAGGAAATCCCTGATTTTCCATCAATTCTGTGATGGTCTTTATTATCTCTTTTCCTTCAGGCTTATACACATCATACAACACCGAATCATAAGTATACAATATCGGTTTGGTTTGTTTGTCCGCCAAATGCCGATTAACATCCATCAAACTCTTGATCGAATATTCAGTTTCAGACGCTTGAAGAATGTAATTGAACAACTTGTTTGGCGTTGCATCCTTCAAATGATTCGACGTAATCGGACGTTTGAAAATCGGTGTCTCAATGTAGTTGAAATCGTTGAAGAATTCCCACCTATGATTGATGTATTCCAAGATCTTCGTAAAATACGGAATTTTTACGTATTCTGGAGAAATTGTACCGTATAACTGCTGGAATGTCAGGGTCTTTGACCGTTTTACCTGATCTTCAGATGGATCTTCAGTTTTGAAGTAATATCGTGCCAAATACTCGTAAATATTGACCCCCTCCGGAAAGTTATATTTGATCAACTTACCAATAATGTGCGGATGATACGCACTATAATCCAACATCACCAACAACCCATCACTGCCAAACCTAGACACAAAACTCTTACGACATTCGTTTTCCTTGTTCAATGCAGAATAGTTGATTCCACCAAAACGATTGCTGGGTCTTCCAGTTGAAGTAAAAATGTTGTATTCAGTATAAACCTTGTTGTTTACCACCAAATGTTTCTTGTCTGGAAAGTGTTTTTTAAACTCTTCCATGTTAACCTGTAACCCATTAACTTCAATCTGTTGAAGAGTTTCAATGATTGACCCGTTCAGTTCAAAATACGAATCCTCATACGTTTTCTTGATATGTGGTTCCATATCCTCACACATATCATCAAATCTGGATATGTGATTGTTGCTTGGAATGATTTTGTTGCTCTCAATATGAGTGGTGTATTTGTTTTTGAAGAACGAATGAGCCGCTGTGTCATATTCATCTTGTTCGATGATCTCACCCGTTTCCATGAACATAACCAAACACAGATCATACAATTTATTGACGTTCAATTGATGAAGAACCTTGCGTTTAGAAAAACAAAAGATACGGTTCTTGAGTTTGTTTAAAAACTTGCTTACCATCGATTTTGTATAAAACACAGACGAATCATAAGTGTCAATATGAATTGTACACACACGATCCACACCAACAGCTTTGATCATCACCAAACACGGTTCAACTGAAGCAGGATGATGACTATCGGACAACGGCACCACATCAAGAATGATGTCTTTTAGGCCAATAACGTGTTTGATTTCATCCAAGGTCATTTGGATGTAACTATAGACTGTGACCTCCTATAAGTCAAATTATGATTGCCTAAACCCCAATAAATAATTTCCACCGATCTTCTGGGTCAATCCTGGCATATCTTTCTCAGCCAACTTGATTTGTTTTTGATTGTACTCAAAAGCACCTTCCTGAACCACTCGTCCATTTTTGACCTGATTTCTTTCAAAACCAGAGACTTGCCAACTAACACTGACTTTTTGGTAGATGTTTCCGGGTAGGTTTTTGAAGTTGTCACCTTCCACTTCCAAGACATCGTTGTCGTTGATCTTCTTTGCAAAAAATCGACGGGTGTAAGGAATAGAATAATCTACGTCTTTGTTAGAAAACAAATACGCACGTGGAAATACTGGAGGTATGTTGTCTCCTGCTAAACTGATATACTTGTCAAGATTAATCATGTTGAGATATTCAATCCTTTAGTTGGACGTATTCCAGCAGTAATTGTGGTTGTCCACATACCAGTATTTTGTAGACTATGTTTTACGTCTTCTACCTGAAACAGAATGTCTTTATTATATGGTTCAGGTAAATTGTCAATACCAAACACTTGAAATGTCTTCATTCCTGCAATACCCGTCAATGTAATTTCGGCTTTAATTCCCGGTTGTGGAAATGAATTGATTGAACCATTATTTGGATCTTTATCATTGACTAACAACGTAAACAAATCCTTCTGAGTCAATACCAATTTACGAATGTAGGTTTTTTCAACCCCACCTTCTTTTTTTACCACACCCACAATGAATGCTCCTGACTTCAGATCACGTTCTTTTTGTATAGACTCTTGACGTTTCTTATCTTCTCTTTGACGTTCCAACTCGGTGTTTTGATTTGCTTTCAATACAGCTTCTCTGTCTTTTGGTGTCAAATATGACATATCACTTGTACGTTGAAAAAATCGATCTCTTGTTGTAAATCGAAACGGATTACGTACTGGTACAGATCGTTTATTATCGTTTGGTGAACTGTTAATCACCGATAATGTCACTTTATCACTTAACTTAACACTAAAATTCAAAGATTGTATATTGTTTCTACTTGCTCTATTTTTGAAAAAGTAGAGATAAGGACGATTGTCAGAATTCAATTCTTGTAAACGTTTCAAATTAAAACATTCCGTGTCAATAATAGACAACAATGAATTAGAAGGGCCATATTGAATCAAGTTGAATTTCCATATTCCATTAACTGCTTCTGAAATTTTATTCAATACAAAGTTAAGAATATCGGTCACTGTTTCAGACTTTTCAACTGCCTTAATAATTACATCCTTGTGAATATACAAATTCTCTAATTTACCCAAATTATAATCATACTGTTTTGCAGGAAATTCGACTTCAGCTGGAGTTTTTCCTGAGTAGTTAATTCTAAAATAGTTGATGATCTCATTTAGATCCTGACGTGTGGTTGAATTAAACACTGACTGCAATGTCTTGTCCGCTTCACTCATTGCTGTGGGATCATTGCCATCCTTTTGTGTAGCAGGAGTAGTATAATTGGTAGATTTTCCACGATCCTCAACTGATGGAGAAATATTTGGTGCTTGTGAATTTGGGATTAACAATACTTTTCCGTCAGTGCTAATCAAGTTCTTGTGTCCACCAATCCATGATGATGAAATGTCAATTTGATTAAAAGTAGCACCTACGTTTGATGCTTCGGATGCACAATGTTTGTTAATTATATCAACAAACAATCCCATGGTGATCCAAAAATCATCTGTTGCTCCTGAGTCGAAGCTATATTTGGTTACGTTATCAACTTTGGTACGTGGATCATTTGAAGTATCAAGATTACGAGGAATGAATACTCTGGTTTCTGGTCCTGGCATACCAACCGGTGTCGGAAACAATGGAGTCTTAGAATTTAACCCCGTCAATACAGTCTTTGGAATCGATTTAAACTCGTTAGCAATATACGCTTTTAGAGGCTTTATCGGTTCTGGTTTTTTATTACCTTTGTTATCAGGAGGTGAAGTTGATGCAAGAGCATTGCTTCGTGTTTGTACACCGCTGTATACAAAACTGTTACTCTTGATTTCAGTTGTACAATCATACGATCCGTCTGGCTGTAATGAATACTCAAAAGAAGTAACAATTCCACATGTCAATTCATAGGTGCCTTTGCCTTTTTCGATTAACAATTGTTGCTGAAGTGGGTCTGTGTAAAGACCCAACAATCCCGTTCCTTCTGTTTTACGTGGATCATTTGGATCGCCACTTGGACCGGGGGTTTTATCATCAGCAGAATCTTTCATTGTTGCTGGTTGTCCAATATCGTTAAGATCCAACAAACACTCGGGGTTATAGTGATTCCATCCCCATTCAATAAACATTGAAACGCCCGGAGACATAAAATATGGAGTCATGTAATTCAAATGATCCTTTGAAAAACATTTCCACTTGATTGTCACCTGTCTATACATCGACTTTTGCATCACCGCATCAATGCTTATAATGCCAGGCGGAGGAACGTGTTTGCTAATGGCTTTACTATCTATTGTATACTCATTATCAATCTGGTGGGGTTGTCCAGCAGGCGTATAACCAATTACTGTTTGAGTCTTTGAATAGTCTTTTGGATTAACACCGTAGTCTCTGTAAAACCCTGTTGCACCAGACATGATAAATCCGGCTTTGGATCCATATCTTTCTTCGCCGATTCCGTTGGAACAAACACGAACCCAACAACGCATTGGTCCTTTGTAAGTGTTCCAATTACCATCGTCATCCCAACTAGCGATAGTGTTGGAAATGAAATTTACACCAACATCACGTTCACGACGTTCTAACTCTTCACGAACATACTTGGGTATTGGCTGAATTTCAAATGGAGCTACAAATCTGGTTGACATAACGATTATGAATTGAGAGACTTATAATTATTAAGTATGGTGCTCAAATTTGTCGGAACACGTAATTGTATTCCCGCTGGCACTGATAGTTTTCCTTTACCAATGTTATTTGCTTGAGCTAATACCCACCACAACGATGGATTCTTGTAATACTTAAACGCAAGATTATCCAAAGTATCAGTTTCGTTTGTCACTACATAAACGTCGGTAGGATCAACAGGAATAATTGGATACAATCGTGTTCCAAAATATCTCTTTCCATCCCATCTCTTTTTTATGTTGACGGTTGTTTCGTATCTCATATCAAATAATTATTGCTCTCTTTCGACATTTCGTGAACTAACAATCAATCCCTGAGAAAATTTATTGTTTGTACCAGCAATAAGTTCTGAGTTGGTTATGTCTCTTGGAGCATGTCCAAAGTTTGCCATACCAGTAACGGGACGTTCCTTGAACAATGGTGTCAAGTCAACTGATAGTTCAACCTCTCTTGGAAATTGTGCAACCTTACCCTTGGATCCAGTCCAAGTAATAATGTTGTTCAAATATGACCAATCTTGTTCAGCATTTTCATGAACTGTTTCCCATGCTGCCGACTCAGGAATAGACAATCCAACACGGTTGATTAGTATTGGCTGTTCTTTATACATATCACCCAATGTCAAAAGAACCAATGGAGGAACCGCAAACTGACTGGTGCTATCGTCACTATCACTAGGAACAGATGTATAATTTGCAGGCATTGTCAATCCACACAAATAGTTGATTCGTTTCCACATTGGCAACAATTCTTTTACACTGTTGGCAATAACTTTGAAACTGAAACTCAATTGACGTGTAATACCATCATATGTGTACAACTTATCAGCACGACCAATATACTTGTAACTTGGCCATTCTGCTTGGAAACTATCATTTATTCCAATCACAGATGCTCTAAATGGAATGTGTTTTTCATTTACAATGTCATAGAAATAAAACGCAATCAAATCGTCTACGTATGGATCATATACCTTCCAGTCATCCACACCAGTTTCGTCTTTAATTGTTTTATCTTTATCCAAGATAGTCAATCTGTTAATACCATCGCTTTTACTAGACCCTGCCATCTTTTTGCTATTCAATCTAGCATGAGTCAATCCGTCTAATAACTGAGTATTGTCTTTGTAATTATTGATCAATTTCTTTTGATCGACATTCTCTTTTTTGAGTTTGTTTAATCCAAACAATGTTGTATCAGGATTTGTCAATACACGGGTATTGACATCCTTGAATGCGACAGCATATCCAGCAGCTTTTATGTTATCAACTAACTCACGAAGATCTTTAATACGTTCTACGTTGACTGGATCTTCTACCTTTGGTTGAAGAGTAGCGTTAATACGAGCATCAGGAAATCCTGCCAAATCGGTTGTTTCACTTGAAAGATTTTTTGCGTTGCCCGATTCGACTTTTTCCAAAATTTCAGCGAGAACTCCATTTGCATTGCTGTTCAAATTGAAATTCTGACGATTCTTTGAATAAGTACCGTCAACAGTGTAAGCGGGTCTTGTTGGATCTGATCCACGTTCTGGAATTTGATCAATTGTCTTTAACTTGGCTGTTTCAGGAGTATCATCCAATCCAAGACTGGTGTAGATCTTCTTCTTGTTATCAGTGATATCCTTGACAATACGATCATCTTGCTTTTGTTGAAGAGTTGCGTTGATTGGTTCTCCAATATCATTGACCGATGATGGTACGTTTAAGAATTTACCGTCTTGAAGGTTCTTCTTGAACTCAGACAACACACCATTTCCGCCTTCGTCTTTTCTATTCTTGGAATAGGTACCATCAACGTTGTATGCTGCACGTTTTTCGTCACCAGATCCTTGACGGGTTGGTATAGATGTAAATGGCTTGACTTCAAATACAGTGGGAACAGAGTCAAATCCATACTTTTTGTAAAATGCTTCTTGTGGTCTTAGAATAATTGGATCATCTGCGTTGGTCAAATCAACCGGTGCAACATCCATCTTAGTCTGAAACGTACTTGTCTTGTCGAGGAACTTTTTATAGTTCATCAACATGATAGAATGTTTGAAATTGCTAGCAGAATCTTTACGATATGCTTCAATACCAACAGATTTTCCGTATTTTTCAACGTTATCTACGTCTTTCTGGAGCGCAAATCCGGTAGATCCACCATTGATTGATGGTCCAGACACATCGGTGCCAGAAATCTTCTGTTCACTTCCATCAATAAACTTGATTTTTCTGTTTTGTGGTGCTTCATTTCCGTTTTTACGGATGTTTTTAGGTCCACCGTCAGAACTTCCAGCAATCCACAACTGTGTTAGTTGGATTTCGGCACCAGTGATGACATGATTTTTGGCAAACTTACCCTTAAGATCCGAAATCATCATTCCGTATGCACCTTCATCACCACGATAACCAGTTTTGTCTGGTTGTTTTGATGAAATCAGTGACGGAAACACTGATGCTGCCATTGACTTGAGAAAACTATTGTTTGCATTACCACCCCAACGAGATGCAAGCGAAGTGTATCCAGAAGATGCAGTTTTTCCTCTGATCAAACCCTTACCACCACCCACAGCTTGTTTTGATAGTGGTGAATTATCAGCAGTATCATTGATTCCGTCTCCTACAGTACCCTTAGGCGACGATTTGCCGTTGTTTACACTGAATCCTACCACACTTGCCAAAGCTCCTAAAAGACCGCCTGACAAATCGATATATCGAGTTGGTCTTGGTAGTAGTCCCAGAGTAGTTGGTCTTATAGCAGCCAATATAGGCATTGCAGGATTATACAATGTCGTTTCATTGAATGGTTGTAGATTCTGTAATATTACTTGTTTGAACAAGAATGCTATACCGTTTCCAGACACGGTAAACTTGGATACTCTGATTACGTCTTGTAATGCAGATCCAATCGGAAAAAATCGACTATCATACTTTTTGACAGCGTTCAATCCACTGTTTCCTTCGTTTGGATTGTACCACAAAAATGGCTGTCTAGGACCAAATCGTAAAAGACTATTAGCGTAGTCTGTTTTTGCAGACAAACGAGTCAAAATCTTTTGATTGTTTGCATCATAAAGTTTTTCAATCTTGTTAGGTGCAGGACCAAGAGGATAATCAGAAGGCACCGTGTTGATCGGCGGTACCATTCTACGACTATCTTTTGGCTCACTACCAGGCGTTGGCGAACTAGAAGCGTTGTTATATCGTGTTTCTAGTGGAAACGCTATTGAGTTTCTTTGGATTTGATCTGCCATATTTTATAATTATGAACTTGCAATAGCAAGTTGTTCACTTACTTTTCTACCATCAAGATTTACTGCGATACCACCGTTCATCATCAACGAAATTAACGTATCCAACTTTTGATTGGTTTGTTCAATTGCACTAATTACATCACTTGATCCCTCAGCATTGTTAGTAGTAGCTGCTTCATCAATTCCACCGGTATCAACTCCAATTAGTTTGCCAACGATTTTAAATGGAGCAGACAACACCGCCTGAATAAGTGAACCAATTGATGTAAATCCTTTGATGACCAAATCAAAGATCGACTGAAATGGATCCATGAAGATTTTCAAAATCATACCAGCGACACCAAGCAGACCTTCAATAATTCCATTTCCAACCTTTGATGCGCCACCTCCACTAAACAATCCAGATACAAAGTTCCACAAACTTACCCAAGGTTGTATCAATAAATCATACATTACAGATCCAAGACCCTTCAGTGCACTCACAATCATTGGTCCGATTGCCATAAAAGATTTGATAATCAATATTGGAAAAAAGAATAAACCGGACAATACGTTTTTTAAGTTTTCAATGGTGAACAAGGATTTTAACTTCTCCATCACATTAGGGAACATGGACATTAGAACCTTGATCAAAATCATGGGCACTAAATACATTCCCGATAAAACCATCTTTCCAATATTCAAAAGGTTTTGACCAATGTCTTTTCCAGAGAAAAGTCCTTTGATGCTTTCCCACCCTTTTTGAAAATATCCAAACACTTCAGTAATTGCTGTCTTGATATATGGGAAAATTTTTGACACCTGTTGGAATACAACGCCAATCACTGGGATTTTTCCTAGTAGTTCAAACAACATTTCAAAAGGTCCGATGAATACATCATACAATGTTTCACCGAGTGCTTGAAACACGTTCATTCCCCCAATTACTCGGGAAAAGAATCCCCAGACAGCTTGAATGATTGTTAATACTTGGCCAACAAATGGTATGGCCTTTCCGGCAACACTAAGAATACTAACGATTTTTCCTATTCTTG